TGTTGCCAATCTTATGACCCTCTTTGCGAATCTTTTCTCTGATCTCATTCAATCCCATCTCATACCCATGTGCTTCCATGAACTGCGATACCAGCTCAAGTCGAGAGTCGGCAGATGCAACTGCAACGATGCCACCTGAGATTGAGACCGAGATTGATCCATCCTTGCCATTTCTGATATTGGCAACGCCAAGTGTCTTTGCGTCAGGGCAGATGGCACGGACATAGCCAGGGCGATCCTTCGTTACCTTCAAATCTAAGGCGCCGTCAATGCCTCTGCCAAATGGCATTGACACATCGCAGGCAATTGAGACCCCATCAATATCTGCTCGTTTAGCTTGAGCGCCGATTGCATAGTTGCCCCGGTTGTCTTTGCTTTTAGTCACATGGTCAATTGTCAGAATCCCTGCGCCAAATATCTTGAGCGGCTTCAAGACCTTCTGTGAAAATGTCGTGGCATCCTTGTTCTTTTCCAAGTCAAGGTTGAGCAAGTTCATCGCAGCATTGACACCATCCACAACGATCAAGGTTGGCAAATACTTACCAATCTCGGTTTTCATGATCTCACCGATGCCATCACCGAGAGGTTCATCAGGGTTGGCATACTTGAATGACTTCAGCTTCTCCATGTCGCATTTGAGGGTCTGAAGGCGGTTAAAGATGCCTCGTGCAGAGTCTTCAAAGTCTATGTAAAAGACACAGTTGCCTTTGTCTAACTCCTGTCTGACGGCTTCAAGTGCCACCCAAGTCTTGCCTGATTCAGATTCACCGAAGAGTGCGTTGACCTTGCCTGCATACAAGAGGTGATTGCCATCCTCACGGCGAAGCATTGAGGGTGGCGGTTCTTCCTCGAAGTTCTCATTCCAAATCTCTCGTGGAATCCATGAACTTGTCGCAACTTCCTCATTCTCATCATGTAACTGCACCATTGAAGGTGCGTGAACATCTAACCCTGCCCAATCGGTCTTTAGCTCTGTGGAGGCTCCGTAGCCCTTCTCGCGCAGGGTTTTGGCAGCGATTTTGAAATCACCATTGTGTTCGATCTGCGCATAGGCTGCAAACTTTGAGTATGAAGATTCAGCGTTGAAGATGGTGCTTGTTGAAAATACAAACAGTTTGTCATTGCCTGAGAAATTTGTTGTCGCAGATACGCCTTCGCTCTTGCCAGGTCGTCTCCAAGCTGTGGCATCTGCCTTTGAATACACCTTTGTCCACCCTAAAGGCTCAAGAATTGACTCCCAAGTAACTTTGGCGTTGTAATCATCACCTGCCGACAAGGATGAGTCATCGCGCTTGACCACTTCTGCCTGAATAGATTCAACTCTAGGCATCTGATCAAACATCGCAAAAAGAGCGTGAAGAGCATTCCTTTGCTCCATTGTGATCGTTGGAATCGTTTCAATCGAACCGCCAATGAGTGTCCAATTGCCACCTGATGGGTGTGTGGTGCCACCTGAAGGTGCGGTGATGGTGAAACCGCCGGTGCCTCGAGTTTCTGCAAGCACATCAATGCCACCATTTTCACCTGGTTTGCGAGCCAACTTTGTGTTGCCGGGAACTTCGCCATCTGAGATTTTGTAGAGCCAATGAAGTCCACCTGAAGGTGTCATTTCGACATATCCCGAGTTCAACATTTCCCATACTTCTTTGAGACCTGAATTGTTGGCGATCTCTGTAATCTCAAGATGTATCTTTTGAGCTACAGCACGACCTTCCAGCTCAAGCATCTCAAGATTGCCCGAGACCGCGCCTGTGACAACGCCAATACCATCAACACCATTCTTGAACCACATGAGCAATTCATCAGTATTCGGCAATTCCTCTTGAAAGCGTTGCCAAGCAAAGGCAGGTCGCTTGGAGCCGTCATTGGCAACAGGAACAACTGAGATGCCCTCTTTTAGAAACCTGAGTGCGATTGGCAGTAGCTCATTCATAATGGCAGCTCATCAGATTTATCTGCCAAAGCAAAGTCAATGCGTGCTTGTGCAATCTCCACATACTCTGCCGATTGATCTATTCCAATGAAATCAAAACCCTCGTAGGCGCACGCCTTGCCAGTTGAACCTGAACCCATGAATGGGTCAAGCACAATGCCGTTGGGCGGTGTCACTAGGCGAATGAGGTATTGCATCAATAATGTTGGCTTGACTGTTGGATGATGATTTAGCTTTGCATTGTTGGTGCGATTGCGTGGGTTATCGCCACCGACACCGCCATCCTTGCGCCCATCGTGATCACGCTTTGCCTCAAACCCATCAAGCCCCTCATTCCTATCACGCTTGCTTGCCTTTGCGCAGTAAAAGAATCGGGCGGCGCTGCCGCTGTCGCCAAATCCAAGTTGCTCGGTGTCTGCCTCTTTCGGGTTCCAATCAATGTTTGCGGTTGCCTTACTTGAGCGCAGATAAGTCTTTGGTGATTTCGTATCAGGAAACAACGCCACAACCTCATCGCTGCCATCGTGAATGAAGTTGGCAGGGAAGCGGCCTAACTCTTTGAGTTTTGCAAGTGCTGCAAGTTGTTCAGGTGACTCACCCACGCGAGCATTAAATTCTTCATCTGTCTCATCATTGCGCCGTGTGTTTAACTTTCCAATTGGGCGTGATTTGAGATTGTCAAAGTTCTCACCATCTGCAACCACCCGCGACCCATCAATGTTCAACCCGCCAACGCCATAGGTCAGCACATTGTTTGCAATGGTGCCTTCCAACGGCTTGCGAGCAAGAACCATTGGTTCGTGTGCTGGTTTGAGCGCAGTACCCCAGCCGTTCCATTGCTTCGCGGCTTCTGTCTTGAATTCGACAACGGGTTTTGGACATTGACACGGGCTTCCCGAAATCATCCATTTTCCGCATTTATCACATTTTGAGTTACCACCACCATATTTGTTATTTTCCCAAACTTCGTTATTTTCACTTTTATCTAAACCCTTTGAGATGTTGTGCGACTTAGGAAAACCTGACCCATACACCCACATAATCTGATCGCGGATTTGAAACCCTGCATCCTCAATGGCAACGGCCATGCGGTGATAAGTGCGACTGCCTGAAAAAGCAATCAAGTGGCCGCCAGGCTTAATCACTCGCAACGCCTCTTGCCATACCTCAATGTTAAATGCAATGCCACTTGCATCCCATGACTTGCCCATGAACCCCAGCTCATACGGCGGGTCGGTGACAATTGAATCCACCGAGTTGTCAGGCATCGCCCTCATTGCCTCAATGCAATCTGCGTTAATTAGTTTCATTTGCTCCCCCATTATCAACAATTGTCGGCTGTAAATAAGTACCTAATTCATATGTGCTGTTGATTCCCTTTGGATAAGGTTCAATGGAATAATTAAGAGCGTGAGACCAAATCTTTTTTAGCTTCTTATCAAATGTTGCAAAGTAAATGTAACGATGTTTCGAACTTCTCAGCTTCCTCAAAGTATTGCTTGAATCTTTGTCATAATGTCTTGAGTGCTTATTGCCCTCTGTATATTTGTCAGTTCTAGCGAGAGTTTTGCCTGTATAGATAAAATTGCACGCCTGATAAATGTAGCCATTGTGATCCATTTCAGTATCGGCATACGAGACAATGACCCAATCTTTTGCCCTCAACCTACGCAGGCAAGCAGATACGAATGCGCTCAATTGATCGTTTAGATTATCAACTCGACACAGGCGATTTAGCTCATAAACATTTTCTGACCATTGCTCGCCACATACACCTTTGCATAAGCTCGGTGATGCTGGCTTACCAAAAGTGCATACAGCTTTGAGGTCATTGTCAATAAACCACCCAAAAGCTACTGAAATCGAAGGTATTCTTCCCGAATAATGCTTTGGCAATAGAAAATCTATAGCTTCTTGATAAGTAATGGTTAAAACTTCGCCCTTCAATTTTTGCCCCATCCATCACCCTTGAGAACAATTCCACCAAGAGAATATTTGCGTTGCATCAGTTTCTTTTTGCAACCTTCGCAGATGATCCGCTTTTCATCATCCATTTGGAAAAAAACTTCAGCACTATGCCCACAATCGCAACTGAATTCATAGAATGGTGTCACTTTGCCCCCTTTGGATATGCTTCTTGTTCCCAAATGCACTCAACAGAATTGTCGAGTCTATACAAGTACCGATGTTTTCTTGTTCTCGGCACCCACTTTCCTTCAAAACCTTTTGACTTGCCTCGTGTCAATTTACGACCATCGGCAAAGAAAAAATCGTTCTTCTGTGGTGTTAATCCGTGATAGGTAAAATTTGAAGCCTGATATACAGCACCAACATGGCGTGATGAATCTGCATAACTGATGACGGCTTTGATGCCTGATCGTTTCAATAGCTTTAATGATCGAGCAATCAACATTGATCCATAATTTGCACCATTTAGTGCAGGATTAAGAACCAAGCGACTCATTTCGACAAATTCAGGATAATTGCCTCGTGGTAAGCCAAAAGCTGAGGTTGCAGAATTAGGAACTGACAAAGGTGAATAAACAATTGCACCTTGCAGTTCAGATTCAATGTATAAACCAAAACAATACTGACCAATAAAGCGTTTGTTGCCCAAATAATGGTGCTGACTTACAAGATCGTATGCTTCACGATATTTGATCGGTTGAATATAGTGGAGCGATGAGGTCGGAATTGAACCGCCAATTGATAGCTGGAACGCCATCTGTGTTGCCATTACACCATCATCGCAAGTCACTTTTTTCACCCCCAAAAATCATTGAACTTGTGAGGTGGTAGGAGTCGAACCTACCTGCGCAATTCCCCAAGAGCGCAAATCCCATACCTCGTTCCCTGTGGCGAAAGGAAAGGATTAAGACCACAGGAAAATTAGACCTGCTTTGCGCCCAACTGATTCAACAATGCCTGAACTTCAGGTGGCAAATTGTTGATGTCAACAGGTGCGACAGGTGTGGCAGGGGCGGATGCTTTCGCATTGCCACCGCCAATGAAGGCATTTGCCTTTGCTAGATCATCAGGATTGCCTGTTGCATCGATCAAGACCCAGGGTGCCGATTTTCCGGCTTTTGCCGTTCCTTGTCCGATCCGTGCCAGCACTTTTTGACCAATCTTGTCCTTGAGTGCGTTCTTCAATGCAATGTTAAAGAACAAGATGTTATCGTGTGTCTCATCTCCATCTAAATCAACAATGTTGACTTCGATTGCATCTGTGACTCCGTGAACTGTTGTGATTTCTCGCTTGTGTTCAATTGGTGTGATGATGAGTAGCTTTCCTGCCAAGTCTGCGACCTTGACTGAATCACCGCCCCCTTGCGTTGGTGCTGTGAACATTACTGTTCCCCCTCTTTGTTTGTGTTGTTACTTTGTAACTCTATCGGTGGATTATCTTCCACCCATTCTTTGACACCATCTGAAAGTGTCTTTGTCGGTATCAGACCGCATTTGCAGGAATTACATTCGCACATCATTGGGAATCTCCCCCACAAGCGCGAGATGAATCTTTGCTATATGGCAAAAAATAAGGACAATAACTGCATAGTCGTGTCGGTTCGGCAGGTATCAAATCCCACATTTGCGGATTGCTCTCAACATCAACTGTTGAAAGAAGCGTGTATAAACTGTCAATTCGTGCAAGTGCATCGAGTGCAACCTGCTCATCATACTCATACATCTCCAAGTGCATCTCATCAAGTGATCCTGATGTCGGTAAATACACAAGTGCGACATGATTCACGACAACACCTTGTTGTGCTTTGCCGTA